ACAATTAGAACCAAAACCTATGAATGGTGATGCAATATCCTTGCGTAATGTTAGACCACCTAGAACAGAGAACGCTGTTCCATATTTATTACCAACAGATGCTTTTGAAACTTATGAAGCAGGATCTAGAATAATAAATGTTACAGCACCAGGACATGGAATAACAAATGGAGATACTAAAAGATTTAGAGGAGCCCCTCTTGCAACCACTGCATCAGGAGGATCTTTTCAATTTGCAAACCCACAAAGTTTTGATGGCATAACTGGAGTTAATATAGCTAAATCTGCTGGTTATACAATTACAACTGGTCTCTATGTAAACGATGCTAGAAATACTAGTGATTTCTCTGTCGCTAATTTTTTCCATTTTACAGTTGATACAGATACTGCTACAAAGGGTGGAGTAAAAGGAGGAGGCGATGGCTGTTCAGTTGGACCAGTCACACTATCAGCATAATGGCAGGAATTAGTTATAGCACTTTGGTTACACAAATTAGAAATTATACAGAAGTAGATTCAAATGTTTTATCTACAGATCAATTAGAAAATATTATTTTAAACGCACAATACAGAATAATGAGAGATGTTCCTATTGATGCTGATAGACAACAACAAGTTGCTAATTTTGTTGCTGGTCAAGAATCAATAAATGTGCCAGCTGGGGCTCTTTTTATAAGAGGCATACAAGTTTATGATACAGCTGGAACAGAACTTACTGGAGCTAACAGATGGCTAGAAAAAAAAGATTTTACATATTTACAAGAATATCAAGATGTTACGGGCACATCAGCTGCCCAAGGTAAACCTAAATATTATGCCATGTATGGTGGAGCTACAGGAGATGGTGAAACTAATTCTGGAAGAATTATAGTTGCTCCTGTTCCTAACACTACTTATAGATTTAGAGTGCATTTTAATAAAATGCCAGCTACCCTAGAGTCTAGTAATCAAACTAATTATATCAGCGTAAATTTCCCAAATGGCTTATTATATTGCTGTTTGGCAGAGACTTATGGCTTTTTAAAAGGTCCAGCAGATATGTTGACATTATACGAGCAAAAGTATAGAACGGAAGTACAGAAGTTTGCTAACGAGCAAGTTGGAAGACGAAGAAGAGACGACTACACTGATGGTACTGTTCGAATACCAATAAACTCAGCAAACCCATAATAGGAGATAAATATGGCAATTACATCGGCAATAACATCAACTTTTAAAAGAGACCTGTTAAAAGGTAAACATGATTTTCAAGCATCTGGTGGACACACTTTTAAAATAGCTTTATTTACTAGTTCAGCATCTTTAGGTGCATCCACTGAAGACTACTCTACTTCTAATGAGATAACTAACTCATCAGGAACTGCTTACACAGCTGGTGGTGCTACTTTAACAAATTCTGGAGTTTCTTTATCTTCAACAACAGCATTTACAGATTTTTCTGATGTATCATTTACATCAGCTTCTTTCACAGCTAACGGTGCATTAATTTACAATACGACAACAGACGGTGGTTCAAGCACAACTGACGCTGTTGCAGTGATTGCATTTGGTGCTGATAAAACTGTAACTAGTGGAACTTTCACTATTCAATTTCCTACAGCAGACGCTTCTGACGCGATCATAAGACTAGCATAAGGAGGCTTTCCTTATGGCATCAACCTGGGGCAATAACACTTGGGGAGCCAATACATGGCAATCTGAAGTAATAGCTGTTTCTTTAACAGGTATATCCATAACATCATCAATTGGTTCTGTAGACGCTTTTAACGAAGCTGGATGGGGATCAGACGGTTGGGGTGAAGACGGTTGGAGTGGAACTTTTACAGTAACTTTATCAGGTATTTCTTTCTCTGCTTCTGTTGGAGAAATAACAGGATTTAATTCTCAAGGTTGGGGAAGAGATGGATGGAGTCTTGAACCGTGGGGTGAGAGTAATGATCCAGCTGTTAACGTAACTGGTCTAGAAATTACATCTTCTTTAGGAACAGCAGACGGATTTAATATATCGGGTTGGGGTAGACAAGCATGGAATAATTCAGGATGGGGTGTTCAATACGCTCAGGAACTTGATGGAATATCCATGTCATCTTCTGTTGGATCTGTAGACGCTTTTGATACTACGACTGTTGAAGTTTCAATGCCTCAACAAATGGATGCACTACAAGGAAGTGCAACAGCTGATGCAGAAACTATAGTTACTCCAACAGGATTCTCTATCACTTCTTCACTTGGAAACGCTGATGGATTTAACTTTGCTGGTTGGGGTAGACAAGCATGGAATAACTCAGGATGGGGTGTTGCATTTACTGTAGAAGTTGGTGGAGTATCAATGTCTTCATCTTTAGGCACTGTTGATGCAAGCGATATTCAACAAGTAGAATTAACAGGTCAATCTATAACTTCATCACTTGGAGAAATTTCTCCAGCGGATGTAATTGGTATATCTTCACCTGGTGAGATAACATCAACTTTAGGTGAGATAACAAGTGTTGGAACTTTAGTTGGTTGGGGTAGAAATGGATGGGGAGAAGAGCCTTTTGGTTCATCTGTAAATAGCTTAGTAACTCCTACAGGTGTAAGTTCTAGCTTTAGTGTTGGATCAATAAGCCCTGCGGACGTAATGGGATTAACTGGTCAAGAGGCTACACCTAGAGTTGGTTCTATAACTCCTGCAGATGTAATGGGATTAACTGGTCAAGAATCTACATTAAGTGTTGGTTCTTTAGTAGCTGCTGATGTAATAGGAATATCAGGACAATCAATAACGTCATCTGTTGGATCTTTTGCTACAATACCAGATCAAGCTGTAGGTTTAGAATCTCAATCTATTTCATCTTCTCTAGGATCCGCTGTAGTAACGTCTAATCCTATAGTTATACCTACGGGTATATCCTCTACAATGTCTGTAGGATCAATATCACCTGCAGATGTTATGGGAGTATCAGGACAATCTATATCCTCTGCTATAGGATCAATAACTCCTGCTGATATAATAATAGGTTTGGAGGGTCTATCTGGCACTTTAAGATTAGGAAATATAACAACAATTCCTATTTACGGAAATGTTGACACCGGCTCAAATAATACTTATAGTACACCGTCAACTGGATCGAATAGTAGTTATTCTACTCCAAGCACAGGATCGAATGCCTCTCATGGTAATGTTTCCACTGGGTCGAATAAAACTTATTCTGATGTTGCAACAGGTTCGAATACAAGTTATAGTGACGTAGCATAGGAGAAAAATATGGCATCAACATTTACCCCTCTGGGTATAGAAAAACAAGCAACAGGTGAAAACGCCGGTACTTGGGGTACGAAGACTAATACCAATTTAGAAATTATTGAACAAATATCTGGTGGATACACAACACAAGCAGTAACAAGTGGTGGCACAGTTAATTTATCTGTTTCAGATGGATCAACTGGAGCAACTTTATCACACAGAATGATTGAGTTTACAGGGTCATTATCTGACAATGCAGTTGTTACAATACCTTTAGATGTTCAAACTTTTTATTTTTTAAGAAATTCAACATCAGGTTCTCACACAGTTCAATTTAAATATGTAACTGGCTCAGGAGATAGTTTTACTTTTGCAGCAGGGAACAAAGGCGATGCAGTTGTGTTTGCAACTGCAAACGATAGTACTAATCCAGATATTGATACTTTACCAGCAGGTGATGTTACACTTACTGGCACAGAGACTTTAACAAACAAAACTTTAACTGCTCCAAAAATCGCTGATGCAGGTTTTATCGCAGACGCAAATGGGAATGAACAAATTATATTTCAAACAACAACTTCAGCAGTAAATGAATTAGAAGTAACTAATGCTGCAACAGGTAATCCACCAATCTTAGGTGCAAGTGGAGAAACTAACGTTGATGTTCATATTAAACCAAAAGGAACTGGAGAAACTAGAATTGGAACAGGAGCAGCAAATGCTACTCTTACATCCAGTGGTGCTCACAATTTAATTTTAGATACTAACTCAGGAACTAATTCAGGTACAATTACAATAACTGATGGTGCAAATGGAAACATTGTTATAGCACCAAACGGATCTGGGGTAGCTCAAGCCGTAGATGGAGCCGATAATACAGCTGCTATTAAAATTGCAGGTAAAGAAACTATTTGGGTTCCAGCTGTAGCTATGTATCCTAACACTACGAATGGTTGTGCTAACATTGCACAGACAGAACTAGGTAACGGACCAGAATTAAAAACTTTAGATTTTGACAAAGATTCAGATGAGTTCGCACAATTTGCTGTTGCTTTTCCAAAATCATGGAATGAGGGTACAGTAACTTTTCAAGCGTTCTTTACAGCAAACACAACAAACACAGGAACTACATCATGGGCTTTACAAGGTGTTGCATTAGCAGATGACGGGTCATTAAATACTGCATTTGGAACTGCAGTTGCACCTACAGCTAAAGCTATGAGTGGTACAGCAAACGATTTAGCGGTTACAGCAGAAAGTGGAGCAGTTACGATAGCAGGCTCACCTAGTACAGATGAGTATGTATTCTTTCAAATATCAAGAGATGTTTCAGCCGACGATCTAACAGCTGATGCAAAACTTTTAGGTGTTAAATTATTCTTCACTACTGATGCTGCTAACGACGCATAATAGGAGTGATAAATGGATAAAATACAAGACTATCTATCTCAAATAGACGGATCTAAAAATAATAAAGGTAATGTCACACACATACCTACAAGATCTTTTGGATTTCAAATTTTAGGTTTTGGTTCTGGTGGAGCTGTTGATGAATACATTACAGCCACTGGTGGAACAATCACAACTGATGGTGATTTTAAAATTCACCTTTTCACAAGTGATGCCACTTTTGCAGTTACGGCAGGTGGTGGACCAAAAGCAACAGTTGATTATTTTGTAGTTGCTGGCGGCGGTGGAGCAGGATCTGGAGGAGGTGGAGCTGGTGGTTT